AACCGGGCTTGTACAATCGCTACGAAGTTGAAAAACGATTTCTTAAAGCTATTCGAGTGCAAGACATTGACCTCTTGTTGCCTGAACCTACTGGCCCAAATAAAATTGAACCTGGAGTTGATCCTAAACTACAAATCGAACAAATTAAAGCTAAGACAGCAGAAGCTGCTATTGACCTCAAGATGAAACTTGGGCTATTGAAAATAATGAAAGATGCTGAAATAGCCCAAGCTAAAATCTTTAAGTTAGAAGCAGAGGCCAAACTAATAGAAACAGAAGTTGGTACAGTTGAAAGCAAACAAAAAATAAGCGAAATAAATACTGCTATTAGTCTACAACGAGAACGTCGTGAGGGGATTCTTAGCAGTGTTGAGACCATGACTAAAGCTTTTGGAATGATGGGAGGAGCCGAACAGCCCCAATCACCAATGCCAGAAGAGCCAGTATTGCCTGAACAAACAATGCCGCAACAACAAGCAATGGAGCAACCTGTATGAGTATTCCTGTAACTAGACAGGACTATGAGGATTGGGCAACTAATCCTTGTACTTTAAAATTTATGAAGAAGCTTAAGGAAGAACGCGAGCAAATGAAGGAGGGGCTAGTGAGTGATATTTACGAACACCCTGAAGTAGTAAAAGGAATGTGCAAATCAATCGCACTTATTTTAAATTTAGAGTATGAGGACTTACATGAGCCAAAGTATGACAGTCAGCGGAATCAACCCGGTGGGACACAGGATTTTGATCTTACCTAGAGACATAGCAGAAAAAACAGCAAGCGGTATTATTCTCGCTACAGAACAAGGGCGAGAGCGAGAACAGATGTCAAACACTACTGGCATAGTTATGTCAATGGGCGAAAGCTGCTACGAAGAAGCAGAAAAACCTTGGTGTGCAGTTGGAGACAAGATAGCTTTTGCTAAGTACGCAGGACTTTTGTATGTAGGCAAAGACAGTAAAAAGTACCGGATTATTAACGACACCGACGTTACGGCTGTATTGGATTCTGACGTTGAGTTAGTTGATCCGTATCTTGTTACTAAGAACATGACGAGTTAGTTGACTAGGGCATTTAAAAGGAGTATATGATGGCTGAAAATGAAGCTAGTAACCAAGGAGTTTCTGAGACAGAGGGTTCTGAAGTAGACGCAAGTGTCATTCAGGAAGCTGTGTCACAGGGTTGGGTCTCTAAGGAAAAGTACCGTGGTGATGAAAAAGACTGGGTTGATGCCGAGACTTTTGTTAAGCGAGGTAGAGAAATTCTTCCTATCCTTAGGAAGAACAATGAAAACCTTCTTAAAGAACTTAACCAAACCAAAGAGAACCTGAAAGAATTCAAACAAGCAGCAGACGAATTCAAAAAGTTTCAAAAAGCAACCTACGACCGTAAAGCCAAAGACCTAGAAAACCAAGTTGAGCAGTTGCGCGAAGCACGTGCTCAAGCTATTTCTGATGGTGACGGTAAGCGAGTAAATGCTCTTGACGATGCCATTGACACCGCCAAAGAGGAAGTTAAGCAAGCTAAGGATGACAGTGTTAAGGTGGCAGAGGTCAAACCAACGCCTAACATAACTAGCACTATTGATCCTTCACTTCAATCTTGGCTAGATAGTAATGACTGGTTTGGAAAAGACAAGAGGCATACCTCAATAGCTAACGCTCTTGGCGAGACAATCAGGCAGGAAATGCCCCACCTTACAGGTAAAGCATTCCTTCAAAAGCTAGATGAAGTTCTGGAAGAAGAGTTGCCACAACGGTTTGGTAAGACTCAACGAACCCCCAACTTTACTGCTGAGTCAGGCAGCAATAGGCCAAGACCAAATCAGGGAAACGGAAAACGTGGCTATAACGATCTTCCTTCAGAAGCTAAACAAGCTTGCGACAGATTTGTTAAGCAAAAGCTAATGACTAAAGAACAGTACGTACAAGAGTACGACTGGTCTTCCTAACTAGAAAGGAGTGACTATCGTGTCTCGCGCTAAAACTATTGAAGATAAACGTGATGAAGCTATGGCAGAAATTGCCCAACGTCGTCAAGCAATCAATGAACCTACTCCAGCTAGCAATGGTGCCACTCGCCGCAAACGTGGCGTGTTTAATGGAACTAAGGGTAAACTGTCTGTAGACGCAAATATTCCAGGTTATCATTTGCACATTATGAATGATGACAAGACAAGGATTCAAGACGCACTGGATAACGGCTATGTGTTCGTTAAGCCAGAAGAAGTTGAGGGACTCTCGGATAACGTGGTTGCCAGAAATGGCGACTTAGGAGATAGCAGGATACGTTTCTTGGTTGGCTCTAGAGATAAAGGCGACCCAATGTACGGATACCTGATGAAGATTCAGCAAGAATGGTTTGAGGAAGATCAAGCTGAACTTCAAATAAAAAACGATAAGATTGATTCTGCCATTAGGAAAGGCAACATTACTGGGGTTGACCCAATGTTGTATGTTCCAAAAGACGGTATCAAGCTTTCTTAAACTTTATCTTTGGAGTAATTTAATATGGCTAATACCAACAAAATTAACGGGTTTAGTCCCGTTGGTTATTTGAATGGTGCCGCCTACTCTGGTCAAGCTCGTATGTACGCTATCCCTACTGCGGATACCACTGCTTCCTATGCTATCGGTGACGTTGTTCAGTCAGCCGCTGGTTCGGATGCAAACGGTCTTCCGTATGTTATCAAAGTTCCGGTTGCTAATGCTTCCAACTTTGTAGCTCTTGGGGTTGTCGTAGGTGTGAGTGTGGCCGATGCGGGTGTGTCACTGGTCGGTACTTCTCTTAGTTTAGAAACTACGTATATTGTATCTGGCACTCGTACTGCTGTTCGATACGTCTATGTAGCAGATGATCCTAATCTGTTGTTTGAAGTTAGTGCTGGTACAACTGCTACGAATGTCACGCTTGCCAAAATGCGATATAACTCTGGCATTGCGTCAAACTATTCGGGTGCAGATCAAACCTATGCTATTAGTCAGAACACGTATTTGGCTCCGTCTTCGCCGTACTCAAACATTATTCTGTCGAGTGCTACGATGAATACAACCAACACGTTGCCCGTTCAAATGCTGGGCCTGTCTCAAAAGCCCGATAATGCGATTGGAGCTTATGCTCGAATCCTTTGTCGGTTTAATAATCACGAGTTTGGTGTTGCCACTGGCACAAACTTCACTGGTCTGTAAGGGGAAACTATTATGGCTGGAATTATTACAACTGGTAGTCACCCCAAAGCACTTTGGCCTGGAGTCAAGGCGTGGTGGGGGCAAGTTTATGACGAACATAAGACCGAATATACTGATCTGTTTGATACTGACAACTCGAATCAAAACTACGAGGAAGATGTTCAACTGACCAGTTTTGGTTTGGTTCCGATTAAAAATCAAGGCCAAGCGGTTACGTATGACTCAGAAGTTCAAGGCTTTGTTACCCGCTATACGCACATCGCGTATGCAATGGGTTACATCGTTACGAAAGAAGAGCTGGACGACAACCTGTACGAAACGATTTCTCGTAAACGTGCATCAGCTTTGGCTATGTCTTTCCGTCAAACGAAAGAAAATGTTGCAGCTAACATCTACAACCGTGCATTTAACAGCACGTACAAAGGTGGCGATGCGGTTGAGCTTTGCTCTACTAGTCACCCAAATACGACTGGCGGTACGTGGGCCAATAAGCCTTCCGTAGATGCTGACTTGAGTGAAGCAGCTCTGGAAGATGCAATGATTGCAATTATGGGTTTTCAAAATGATCGTGGTCTGTTGATCTCGGTTATGCCCCAAACCTTGCACATTGCTCGGAACGAGGTGTTTAACGCACAACGTATTTTAAACAGCTCGTACCAACCGGGTAATGCTAACAACGACATCAACGTAATTAAGTCTGGGAACTATATTCCCGGTGGTTTTAAATGTAACCACTACTTTACGGCTGCTCATGCTTGGTTTATTCGGAATAGCATTCCGGGTAAAACTGGTATGAAGCACTATGAGCGCGTTAGCATTATGTTTGACCAAGACAATGATTTTGATACCATGAATGCGAAAGCTAAGGGGTATGAGCGTTATTCGTTTGGTTGGAGTGATCCCCGCGCTATCTGGGGTGTTAACGGCCCGTAACAAATTAATTTGTTACTAATAACACGGAGAGGGATAAACCCCTCTTCGTGTATTACTCAAAGGAGCTACAATGAGTTTTGAACGAGAAAAAGAAAAAGGAAAGCGTCCTACGCCTTCTGTTCCTAAACGTAGTAAGTAGTACAACACTCTAATGATGATGCTGCCTTTACTATAGGCGGTGTTGTTTAAAGAACACTGTTATCAACAAAGGAGAAATACAATGGCACTTCCTCTAGGCCCAGCTTCAAACTATCCCGGTGGTTTTAACAACGTAACCATCCGTAATGTTCCAATCACTCAGTCCCATCCTGGACAAGTGTATTGGGTATCTAACACTACTACTGTTTTGCCAGGACAAGTTGGCGGTTCTGATGGCAATCCTGGTACTTTTAATGCTCCGTTTAGCACTCTTTGCTATGCTATTACTCGCTGTACTGCTAATCGTGGTGACATTATTTTTATAAAACCAGGTCACGCTGAAACTATTTCTACTGCCACTGCTCTAGCTTTTGATATTGCTGGTGTAGCAATTGTTGGTCTAGGTGCTGGTACTAAGCGTCCTACCTTTACTTTGGGTACGGCAGCAACAACCACTATTGCTGTGTCTGCTGATAACGTATCAATTTCTAATTGCCGTTTTATTGGTAATTTCTTGAGCATTACTTCATGCTTTACCGTTGCTGCTGCTGCATATTTCACCATAGACAACTGTGCGTTTACTGATACAAGTGCCATTCTTGGTTTCTTGTCAGCAGTTAAAACTACTGTGTCTACCAATTCTGACTTCTTACAAGTATCTAATTGCTTTATTAAGTCTGATGCTACAACCAAGTCTGTTGCTCCTATTGTTGTGCTCAATACAATGACTGGTCTAACACTGGCTGATAACGTTGTGGTTCAAACTGTTGCTCAGAACAACGTTTCTCAGTTCTTGAGTCACGCTGCTCTTGTGATGACTGCTGCTCTTATTTCAGGTAACAAGATATACAGTGTTAATACAGACAGTGCTACTGGTGCTTTCTTGGTTACTACTTCTGCTGCTACTGGCTCAGGTATTATTCAAAACAACGTAGTTCGTGGTCTAGATGTTGCTGCTGCTCTAATGATTACTGCTGCCGCTGTTCAATATGGATTGTTTAATAATCTCTATATTGGGGACGTAGGTTTCTCTGGGTTTGTACTTCCTGCTATTGGTACTGATTAACGTTTAAGTAAAACAATGGACTGGATGGACGAAGCGGCAACAAAGATGCAGCGGTGGTTTCAACCAACACCGCTGCGTCCAAATTGGGGAGTTGCAGCAGGAGGCCCAGACATAGAAGACCATGTTGCGCTTCCTTTTCACCCCTCAGATTTATCTTTACGACAAGCTCCAGAGTCATCACTTACTGCAAAACACGTAACTGATATTGCGCGTGCTCGTCGTCTAGCAGAAAGCCACGGAGTACTTACTCCTGAATTAGGAGAGTACTTTCTTCCAATGGCTATGGCGGAAGGGTGGGGATCAACTATGGGCGTTAAAACTGACAATGCGTTTTATGCTTCGCCTCGATTTAAAACGATGGTTAATCAAATGGAACTCAAAGAAGGTAAAGACTATTCTTTGAAGAAAATAAAAGGGGAGCCGCACATAGCTCCTCACGTGACTGAAGAAAATGGGCCTCGGTGGGCTGCAACAATTTTAGGAGAAAAGTCCCGCCTAAAAGGAGTTATGACTGCTGAAGATGCAGTTAAACGCTATAATGGGCAAGGCACTGCAACGGAATATGTGGGTTACGACGATACTCCTGTGCCAGCAGACGTAAATGTTTATTTGAAAAAAGTACAGAAAGCGAAGGAGTTGTTGGAACACCCAAAAAATTCTGTACTCTCTAATCATTTTAATAGTCAATATGGAAGTTTACGTTCTCGTCTTGCGCCGGGTAAATAAAACATTATGTGTTTTAACCGTAAGCGCGGCTTTTATTAAAGGAAGTAATTATGGCTAACGTAATTAGTACTCAGATATTAGAAGACGGGGAAAGAAATGCAGTAGTAAAAATTACAGGAGTGCTAGACACATCTAATGCGTCAGCTACCACCATAGTTGATCCTGCTAGTTACTCTCCTGTTCCTACTCAGTTTCGTATAGACCAGATCGACTATTCTATGTCTGGTTCTTTACAAATTCGTCTTTTTTGGGACGCAACCGCAGACGTAGATATTCTTCCTATTTCTGGTCGTGGCACTATGAATTTTAAAAATTTTGGTGGCCTATCAAACAATGCTGGAGCTGGCAAAACAGGCAAGATTCAACTATCAACTAACGGTTGGACTGCTGGTACTGAAGTCTTTTCAGTAGTGCTTAGATTAGTTAAACAAGATCCCCAGTAAAGCTAATTAATCGTGTCCCTAGGAAACGTATATAGCAGTGGAGATTGGGATGCTATTTGCGATGTTTGCGGAAGAAAGTATAAGAATACTGACTTACGCAAGCGTTGGGATGGTCTTATGGTTTGTTCCCAGGACTATGAGGAACGCCAACCACAAGACTTTGTAAGAGCCAGAGCTGACCAGATAGCTGTGCCTTGGTCTAGGCCAGAAGCAGAAGATCAATTTATAGCTGTCTGCACTGTAGAAGGAGGCACGGCTATAGCCGGGTTAGCTATGGGGAGCTGTGCTATTTGTGGCACTTCTAAAGATTTCCCAGATGGTTATGCTTTTTGTACATACGATACCCACCTAGGACAAGCAGACTACGGAGAAGCTGACTGTGCTTACTCAGATAACTTTAACGGGGCATACGTATCATGAGTGAAAGCAAAACATTTATTAGCGGTACGTTAATTAACTCTGGGTGGCTTAACGCAGTTGATGCAACTACGTATGAAGCTCTTGGAGATGGAAGCCTTAATCCTCCGACTACTGGAGCACAAATTGTAACTAATTTAAGTTTAGCTACACAGACTACAGCACAAACACTAACTAATAAAACACTAACTAGCCCAGTTCTTGTAGCTCCAGCATTGGGTACTGTTGCCAGCGGCGTTATTAGCGCCTGCACCAGCACCAGTATGGTAATGGCTACGCCGTTGTTAGGCACGCCAACTAGCGGCAATTTGTCGAATTGCACCAGCACCTCGATGGTGTTGACAACACCGGTAATTGATGTGGCAACCGGTACCAGTCTTAGCACTACAGGCAACCAAGTCATCAGCAGCACTGGCAAGCAAGGCTACGCTACTGGTGCGGGTGGGACGGTTACCCAAGCTACGAGCAAAGCAACTGGCGTGACGTTGAGCAAATCAACCGGCCAGATTACGCTGAATGCTGCGGCTCTTGCCTCTGATACCACGGTCAGTTTTACCTTGACCAATACCGTTATCGAAGCTAGCGACATCCTGATAATGAACCACATCAGCGCAGGCACTGCGGGTTCGTACCTGCTTAATGCACAGTCTGCTGCGGGTACAGCCAGCATTAACGTGCGAAACATCACTGCCGGTTCGTTATCTGAGGCCATTGTGATTGCTTTTGCAGTCATCAAAGCAGTCATAGCTTAAAGTTAATGGTTTTACTGTGGTAATTATTTGCTAGGAAATAAATAAAATGATTCTACAACTTCTCAAATCAAAGACTGTCTGGTATGCAATCATTATTGCCGTACTGTCTATTGTTCAAGGCTACGTTGGTTTGTTACCAGTAACACCAGTAGCTCAGATGATAGTAGGTATTGCTATATCGGTAGGCATTGTATTGTTACGCCTTATTACAACTACTTCTATAGCAAACAAATAATGGAAAACCAGCATCTCATAAACACGCTTATTGGTGGCGGCTTTGCAATCCTTGGCTGGTTTGCGCGTGAACTGTGGGGTGCGGTTAAAGAACTGCGAGCCGACCTTGCAACGCTGCGTGAAGATTTACCAAAAGAGTACGTTGCAAAAGACGATTACCGCGAAGACATCAGAGAAATCAAAGCAATGCTTGCAAAGATATTTGAGAAACTTGAAAACAAGGCTGACAAATGAAAAAAATACTTCTGCTGGTTTTGCTCTCTAGCAATGCCCTTGCGGGCGACCTAAACGTTATGATGTGTAACGGAGAGTTTGCGCTGTGCGCTGCGTCTGCCAGTGTACCGACTGGAAAAACAATCCGTGTAGATGGTAAGGAATTTCAAGAAGGTATGGCAGTTTGCCCAGTGTTAAAGGGCAAAGCTATTGCCAACTTTAATCTGATGAAGGGTAGTTGCCAAGCACCACCGGGTAAAGTCTGGTCACTTTTCTCGACGGTTACTGAGTATCCACAAGCTCCGTCTTGGGCAGTAGTCACAATGACTCCAAGAACGTTTGTCACCAACACTGAACCCGGTGGCGGCATGAGTAACCAGTGGAGCTTTTTGTGCGACAAGCAAGCTAAGAAAGTTAATGGCGTACAGCTTGCCAACTGCTACGGGCCTATCAATGAAAGTCCGTGGACAAATGGGCACGTAACTCCAGGCACTGCATCATTCACCGCTGCACCAGTAGGGGCTGCAAATCCTGTTGGCGCTAATATTCCAAGCAAATGAACCCGCTGCTCATTTCAGGGCTGTTCTCTGCTGCTCAGTCGCTAATTTCTAGGTTTTTTCCAGACCCTGAGAAACAAGCAGAGGCCCAACGTTCGCTTCTCCAAATGCAGCAAAATGGGGAACTAGCGTTGCTTGCGTCTGAGACTGACCTTGCGAAGTTGCAGATACAAGTAAACGTTGAAGAAGCTAAAAGCACGAACTGGTTTGTTGCAGGGTGGCGACCCGGTATCGGTTGGGTGTGTGGAGCAGGGCTGGCGTATGCCTCTTTGATTGAACCGTTTGCAAGGTTCATCGCAAAGGTTTGGTTTGGGTATACCGGCGAGTTCCCTGTCATCAGCACCGATTTAACTTTGCAGATTTTGATGGGCATGTTGGGTCTAGGGGCGATGCGGTCAGTTGAGAAAATTAAAAGTGCTGAGGATAAACGATGAGCGACCCGTGGAAACACCGTAGTCAGGGAATGAAATGCGGAACTTGTATGTGGTTTGTACCAAAAATAACAATTCTTCCTGGTACTATAGACACACCAAACCCTGTGTATAACATTGGTCGTTGTCGTCGTCATGCGCCTTCGATAAGCGGTTATCCTGTGGTATTTGTTAATGATTGGTGCGGCGACCATCGGCTTGATGAGAACAAGATTTAATATGAAAAATAACTTTGAAAAATCTCTAGCTCTAGTGTTGCAACACGAAGGTGGATACGTTCACCACGCTTTAGACCTCGGTGGCAGGACGAATCTTGGCGTTACTCAGCGAGTGTGGGAGGATTATGTCGGTCATCCAGTTGACGAGCAGGCAATGCGAAAGCTCACGAAAGAAGTGGTGGCTCCGCTCTACCGCAAGCAATATTGGGATGTTTGCCATTGCGACGACCTGCCTGCTGGGGTTGATTATCTTGCCTTTGATTTTGCTGTCAATGCTGGTTCTTTTCGTTGCATCAAAACTATTCAACGCGCCCTAAATATAACGGCTGATGGTGTCATCGGCCCCGTAACCGTGAAGGCTATTCAAGATACAAATGCAGAAGATTTTATTAACAGTTTCTCAGCAGCTAAAGAAAGGTTTTATCGCAGTCTGGCGAATTTTCAGACTTTTGGCAGAGGTTGGTTCAATCGCGCTGCGGAAAGCAAGAAAGCTGCCGAGGAAATGATTGTTTAACCCCATTTATCATAGGCGACAAACGTAATGCCTACTTCTACATATTCAATTACTAGAGATCAAATCATTCTTTCAGCTTTACGTAAGATAGGAGTAGTTGAGCCTGGAGATACGTCAGCCACCATAGATGCTGCTATAGTTACAAACTGTGCTCAGGCGCTTAACCTTATGGTTAAGCAATGGATGACAGAAGGCATTAAACTTTGGACAGTTACTGAATACACACTCCCTCTAGTAGCTAGTCAGACTGAATACCCTATTGGCCCTAGTGGGCCTGGTTTGGTTGCTGATAGGCCGTTACGTCTTATCCAAGGTGTTATTAGGAACATTGCCGTAACCCCATACATAGACACACCCCTACAGATTCTAAGCAAACAAGAGTACATGACTCTTGGCTCTAAGTTTTCTACTGGTATAGCCAATTCTGTATATTTAAACCCAGGAACTACATCTGCTTCGGTCAAGTTTTTCCTGACTCCAGATACCTCTACAGCAACTAACTACCAAGCTATTCTGACCTGCCAAAGACCTATCTACGACATCTCTTCAGCTTCATCTGTTCCAGATTTTCCTAATGAGTGGATGCAAGCTCTTGTTTGGGGGTTATCTGACCAGCTTTCGCTTTAGTTTGGACTGCCTATTAACCACAGGCAAGAAGTAATGCTGCGAGCTGAGAAATACAAAGACCAACTAACAAGCTGTGACATTGAGA